ATAAAATCATCAGGTCTTAATGAAAAACAACCCATATCGGATAAATCGACGTCCACATGAATTTTTTGGTATCCTAACGGAACACCCCAAATCATAAAATCACCTGAGTTATTTGTTTTTACTGTGTAAGAATAATAATTTTCATAAACTTCCAAATATTCTTCCCTTGTTAAAATATCCCTTTGATCTGGAAACGTACCAGTGGCTTCTTGTCCGCTATGTTGTTGTCTTGATGGTAAAAGATTGTACCTGTAACCGTTTTCATCTTTATCTGTTACTGATGTATATGGATACAATAACGATATCACAGGATCATTAGCGTGAATATCCTTTAGGGGCACAAAAATCGACACTCTTGCATTTGGTATACCTAAACCATTGTTTACTGAAATTCTTCCGCAAATAACCCCATAATCGGAACACAAAGATGTGTATGCATCTTGTTGGCTGAATTTTAAAGACAAAATTTCGAGTAAATCGTAATCCTGCTTTAATTCAACTGTAACCAATTGATCTTCCCCAATATTTGTCGAAATTCTATGTGATTGCATCATTATTATAATAAATAGAAACTAAGTGATTTTCTATTATTATAAAGAAAAAACATTTTAATATGTAGTCGTACCGAGAGATTTAGTTCTAACCATAATATCTACATTTGGGAACCTAATTTGGAATATTTGATTTGATTTCATGAATACTGTCATATCAGATTGTAAAATTTCCTTTGTGGTATTATCTTTATAAGATTGTGCCACTTGAGAACTTGAATACTGTTCTCCTATTTTATTATAAACACGAATATCGATTACATTCACTACTCCTGCAACATTACCAATTGTTTTAGATAAATCCCCCACAAATAATGGATCACCCATTTTTCTTTTTTCAATTGCAAAGAAAGTTGTTGTTCCATCAATAACTGCTCTTATTATATCAGTTGGGTTAGTATTTTTATCAATATGTAAGTCAATTTGTAATGATAAGTCAATTACTTCTCCACTTTCAATATCGATATAATCATTTATCATTCTATATTCAGAAAGATAATTTAAAATGTTGTTTTTTAATGTGTTAGAAACCGTGTCGGTTAATTTACCATTTTGATCGTAAGATAGTATTTTAATTCTAATCTTATTGTCTTCTTCCATAACATTAACTTTTGCGGGTGCGCCATATGTTGACGGCATAGTTTCAACTAAAGACTTATAGTCATTTAATGTTACCGCTCGTTTTTGTGCTGAAAAATTATATGAAACCATGTTCCTTATTTCTTCGATGGTTGGTTGATCGGCACCGCCGACAGCAGGTGTTACATTTGCCACCCTAAGTGAATCTGATACTTGTGAGTTGTATGTTGTGTTCGGTCCGTTAATGTTAAATTCAATATTATCTACACTACTAATAACATTAACTCCTAAATTTGAATTTTTACCGCCGCCAATTCTATATTTGATAAACAATGTAGTTCCCGCTTTTGGTACCGAACCTAATGACATGTTGTTTAAATATGTTGCTAAATTAACCTTCAAATCACCTGTCATATAATTATCTAAATTACTTAACGGATCAACAGTACCCGCACCAAATGTCACAGCAAAATATCCTTCTGGTGTGATTTCAGAATAGAATTTATTATTAACATTTACATATGCGCCAGCTTTAAAATTATCTTTGTCTGACACAGCGGTTGGATCCGCAACAAAAACCTTGTTTTGAATTAAAGAATCTACTTCATACCATTTATTGGCAATCGATGCAAATTCGGTTGATGTTGGGTTACTAGTGAAACTTGTACCATCTTTATGAATTGCAGATACAACACCTAAAACATTTTGTTCTGGTAAATATAATTTAAGGAATGGTCTCTGATCTAGCTCTGTAATTACCCTCTTATAAACTCTTGTAACGCCGTTTACTACGGGTTCTCTTTTAGTTATTGTATAAGATATCAAAGTATTATTCGTGTCAAAATTTGGTATCTTTAGCCTATTTGGCTCACCTCTATCATTAAATGGATCTGAAAAATCAATATCATTTATTGATTCAAATGTCTGTCCGCCACCTGAAATTTGTGCACCTAAACGTAAAATTCCCAAATATCTTTCATCTTCTTTATCTCCTCTAACTGGTACGTTAATTGAAAAGTCAGCCAACGCAACTGAGGGTCTATTACCTGGTATTTTAATACCATATGTTTTAGCTATATGAAATAAAGATTGTCTTTGTTGAGCAAAATCTAACATTGTTTCTTGCCAAACCCTATCAATGTGAAAATGAAGGTTATCCGCTACGGCAGCGTTTAAATCCAACATTACTGAAAATATTGAAGCGTCGTTTGTGTTCTTAATTAAGTCGGGATAGTATTCGGATGTTAGATTAACTAATTCTTGTCTTAAACTCGCAAAATCCCTTGTTGCGTATGATATTTTTTTACTCATTTTAAATGTTTAATATTATAAAATCTGAAGTTGCGAACGCACCGTTATCTACGGTATAACTTATTTTCACTACTGCGGTGTATGGTTTATTTGCGTGATCACTTACTCTAAAAAGTCTTTCGTCTTCGTTTTCTTGTAAACTTCTTGTCTCATCCGGATCATCCTCCGCTGACATGACATCAATCTTATTTATTTCTAAATTTGGTATGTATTTTTTAACGACGTCTCTTATTTCCTCTTCAATTAAATTAAATGTAACAGCGTCATTCTGATCGAATATAAATTGATATAGTCTTGTACCAAAATCAGGTAAAAAATAACGACTACCTTTTTTAGTCAATAAAAGATGTATAAGATTTGCTCTTATTTCTCTTTCGGGAGAAGCCGTCATTTTAACGAACTTACCCTCTAAACTGTCTCTAAATGGAAAATCTATTCCGTATGTTGCTGCCATATTCTATAAATATAAACAATACGAAAATGGTTATGTATCTATTTTAAACAAAAAAGTCAGAACTTATGTCCTGACTTTCTATTTTTAGTTATTTAAATGTTCATTTAAAATACCTGAGTATTTTGATTTGCTTGATAAACCTGTAATTCGATTAACTTCTACACCATCTTTTATGATTATTACAGTGGGTACAGATCTTATTTCGTATTTTGTCGCTTCCTCAAATTCATCATCAACGTCGTATTCGGTAAATAATACATTTTCATATTGTGACTTAATTTCACTTAATATTGGAGCTAAAGCCCTACAAGGTCCGCACCACGTCGCGCCAAACTTTTTAAATTCTATCATTTTTGTTTTTTTAATAAATATCTAATTTATGCTTCACAGCTCACACAATCTGGATTCATTGCTTGTTGTGCAATATCGCCTCTTAATACCGATTCAGTTCTCATGTAATACAAAGTCTTAACACCCTGCTTCCACGCTTCCAAGTGAACTTGATTTATCCATTTTGGTTCAGCAACAGCAGGGAAAGCTAAATTTAATGAAACCGCTTGATCAATATATTGTTGTCTAATACCCGCTTGTCTAATTAAATCTAATTGGTTAATTTCTTTAAATGTTTTAAAAACATCCTTAATTTGAACCATTTTGTGTTTATTTGTTTCTTCAACGTCTTTAACTTCCATCACTTTTGAATCAATAAAACAATAATCATCTAAGAAATCTAAGCCTAATACTGAACCTCCGTCAGATAATATCTGATCCCAAACTTCTTTAGTATTTTTACCTATCTTACGTAGTACTCTCTCTAATTCAGGATTTTTACGAATGAACGTACCTTTTGATGTTTGTTCGGTAAATACATTTGCTGCCCATGGTTCAATACCACTACTTACATTACCACTTAATTTAGAGTTTGACACTGTAGGTGCTACTGCTCTTAAATGTGTATTTCTCATGCCGAAATCTTTACACCATAGTGGTTCTCCCAAATCTTTAGCCATATCTCTACTCGCTCTTTCAGATTCAATCTTAATTTGTGAAAATATTTTACGAGTTTCAAATTGTGCAGGTAATCCTTCAAATGGAATTCCTTTTTGTTGTAAGTAAGTATGCCATCCTAATACTCCTAAACCTAATGCTCTACCTCTTTCAGCTGAACGAACTGCATTTTCAAATCCCCTCATATTCTTTGCTCTTTGAATAAATTCTTCTAATACGCCATCCAAAAATTGAGTTGACGTATAAACTAAATCGGTATCTTTCCATTCGTCATATTTTGCTAAATTTAAAGAACTCAAACAACAAACAAATGAATGTTGTTCATCAGTATGTAAAACAATTTCAGAACAGATGTTAGTCATATGAACTTTTAATCCATTCTTCTTATACATTTCAGGATTTGCCTTGTTTACATTACCCTTGAACATAATATATGGTTCTCCTGTTGCTTTTCTTTTCTGTAACAACTTGCCCCACTTTCTACGAGCTTCGCTATCGCCCTCTTCTAACTTCTTCATAAACTTATCACTAACTACAACACATTGATGTAAGTTAAGTGATTGACGATTCACATCACCTTTTGGTTCTCTAACTTCTAAAAAATCTTCAAAGTCTTTGTGTTCAATTTTAATATTAACCGATGCTGCACCTCTACGAACTGAACCTTGATTTGTTGCAAGGATAGTTGAGTCATAAATTTTAATAAATGGCACAACACCATCTGAAGTTCCGTTGCCTGTGATTTTAGCACCTGCGGGTCTAATCATATTGATTCCTACACCAACGCCACCTCCGTGTTTTGCAAGTAACATCAATTCTAAATTTTTATTACCAATTTCAAATATACTATCACCAACATCAATACCAAAACAAGATATTGGTAACCCTCTATCAGTTCCTGTATTTGATAATACAGGTGTTGCTAAACATAACCAACCTTTCCAAATGTAATCAAAAAATTTTGTTGCTAATGCAGGTTTGCCTAATCTCTTGGCAATTGTTGTTGCAACTCTCCAATATGCGTCTTTAGGTTTTTCACCTTCTTGTAGATAACCTTTTGATATTGTTTTAACATATATTTCTGTGTTTGCCCATTCAGGGTAGTCGACACCAATTTCCCAACCGAGTTCTTCTCCGTAGTATTTCATAATTTATTTAATTTTTTTTTAAAATATATCGTCCCAATTTTCTCCTTCACCTGCCTTACTATAATCAGTAGGTCTCATAGCAAAGAAATCTGTATGTGTAACGCCTCCAGTAAGGTGATAAAACCAATCTAATTCAGATGCTTTCTTTTCGTTAAATTCAAAATAATCATCAGAACCTTTAATTGGACTATAACCTAATTCTGCTAATTTTTCATTAACTCTTTTTGTAATAAATTCTTTTAAATCATTCTTTTTAAGATTTTCTAAGTCACCCATTTCAAAAATCTTATCAATGAATTTATGTTCTAAATCTCTAATGATTTCAGCTGCTTTATAGATGTCAGATTTTGCTTCTTCTAATAATTCAGGAAACTCTTGACACATATGTCTGAATAATTGACAACCCATTTTTGAATGTAGTGATTCATCTCTAACACTCCACTTCATTTGTTGTCCAATTCCTTTTAATAGATTTCTCATTT